ACTAAGGCTTGTTTAAAAGGTCGAATGGCAATATTTGCCGACACCGGATTAGGCAAAACTTTAATACAATTATCACTTGCAAAAAATGTAATAAACCACACAAATAAAAAGGTATTAATATTAACACCTTTAGCGGTTGCTTTTCAATTTATATTAGAAGCTGAAAAAATGGGTATTGATGACATTGAATATTCAAAAGATGGTAAGCATACTAAAAAAATAGTTATCTGCAATTATGAAAGATTGCATTATTTTAATAGCGAAGATTTTGTATGTGTTGTATTAGATGAAAGTTCAATACTTAAAAACTTTGATGGTAAAATAAAAAATCAAATTACTTCATTTGTTAAAAAGTTACCTTATAGATTTTTAAGCACCGCAACACCTTCACCTAATGATTTTATTGAATTAGGCACTTCAAGTGAAGCACTTGGATATATGGGTTATATGGATATGCTTAGTAAGTTTTTTAAGAACAATCAAAATGATACCGGCGGTCGTAGAAACGTAGGTAATAAATTTTATTTAAAGCCACACGCGGAAAATGATTTTTTTAGTTGGGTTAATCAATGGGCAATAATGGTTAAAATGCCAAGTGATATAGGGTTTTCAGATGAAAAATATATTTTACCGCAATTAATAACAAAAAATCATATAGTTGAAAATCAATCTTTGATTGATGTTGATGGTCAAGTACAAATGTTTACGCCAATAGCAAAAACAATGACTGAAGTTAGGCACGAACAAAAAGAAACTGAATTATTAAGATGTAAAAAAGCGGTTGAATTAGCTAAGGGTAAAACTTCGGTTTATTGGTGTAATACTAATAATGAAAGTGCAATATTAAAAGAATTAGATTCTGAAGCGGTTGAAATTATAGGTAGTCAATCAATTGACAAAAAGGAAAAAATACTTTTAGATTTTGCAAATGGAGATATTAAAAGAATTATTACAAAAGCAAAAATCACCGGAATGGGATTAAATTGGCAACATTGTAACCATAGTGTTTTTTTCCCAACCTGGAGTTATGAACAATATTACCAAGCTATTAGAAGGTTTTGGAGATTTGGACAAAAGAATAATGTGAATATTGACATTGTTATTAGTGATGGTCAAACTAGAGTGATAGAAACTTTAAAAAGAAAAACAGAAAACGCTCAAATATTATACAGAAATTTAATTAATAACGTAAACGGATCATTTACAGAAACCGCAAAAGAATTTAACAAAGAAATAATTAAACCTAAATTTTTATAAAATGACTAAAGAACAAAAACACGAAGAAAATTATTCAATCTATAATTCAGATTGTATGGAAGTAATGCCAACTTTAAAAGATGAAAGCATAGACTTATCAGTATATTCACCGCCATTTGCTAACTTATACACATATTCAAGTAGTGAAAGAGATATGAGTAACGTAAATTCTATTGATGAATTTTTAAAACAATATGAATACTTGGTAAAAGAAATGGCGAGAGTAACTAAAAAAGGAAGAATTAACGCTATACATATTACTGATATTTGTGACGTTAGTGGAACTCTTTCAGACTTTCCAAATAAAGTTATTGAATTACATTTAAAATATGGATTTGAGTATAAAAGTAGGGTTACGGTTGGTAAAGAACCATTGAAAGTTAAAATAAGAACAATGGTACAAAGTTTAATGCACAAATATATTATTGCAGATAGTACGCGATGCTTCCCAGCTAACCCGGATTATATTTTAATATTTAGAAAAAAGGGTGAAAGTGAAATACCGGTTGAGCATAAATGCGGAATGAGTAATTACGCCGGTGAAACACTTATTTTACCTCATATGCTAACCGCCTGGAATAATGCTAACGGTAGTAAATTTAATGAAACTGAATTAGAAGATTATTTAAAAAAAGAAGAAGATGAAAACAAGATTTCTAAACTTAACTTTTATGTTTGGCAACGTTACGCAAATGCTATTTGGGATGATATTAGAGAGGGCAACGTACTACCATTTAAACAAACAAAAGAAGAAGATGACGAAAAACACGTAACACCTACTCAACTTGATGTAATTGACCGAATTGTTGAATTATATTCTAATCCAAACGAAGTTGTATTTACTCCTTTTATGGGTGTAGGTAGTGAAGTTTTTAGTCCGGTTTCTTTAGGTCGTAAAGCGATTGGAATTGAATTAAAAGATTCATACTATAAACAAGCTATTTTGAATGTAAAAGAAGCGGATAAAAGATTTAAAGCAACTGTAAAACAAATTTCATTGTTAGATGCAATCTAAAAAAAATAGTATAATAGAGAGCGTAACTAATACCGTAATTGGTTTGGTTACCTCTTTTATTATTCAAATAATAATATACCCTTTGCTAAATATTCCGGTTTCTTTAAATCAAAATATTATAATAACATTTGTGTTTTTTACCGTAAGTGTATTGCGCGGATATTTAATAAGAAGGTACTTTAATAAAAAAATATGAAACAAGAACAAATTGAACACTTTAATAAAATAATAGCTTTATTTTTAACAATGGAAGAAGAAAGTACATATTTAATCGGTCAGCTAAAAAGAGAAAATAAAATGATTTTTAACCGTTGGCGAAAAGAAATGATGAAAATTGTTAAAATAGTTGAAAAGGATTCCGATAATGATTATTTAGATTCATTAAAAGATAAATTGCACGAAGCTTTAAAATAAAACAAAATGAAACAAACTATTAAAAACAGAATGAAACAATTGGATTGGAGTCTGATGCAATTGCACAAAGTTTCCGGTGTTCGATATGCTACACTTAGCACATTTTTAAACGGTGATAAACAAATAAGATTTCATAACCTGGAAAAGATTTGTAACGCTTTAGATTTAGAACTTGTATGTTGTTAGATTTATCAAAACCATTTGAAGCAAAGAAAGCACAAACAAAGCTTTCACAACTTATTGAAAAAGGAGCGAAAATTGAATTGACTGAAAAGAAAGCAATGCGATCAGTTAAACAAAATTCATATCTTCACGCTATCTTAACAATCTTTGCCGTTGAATACGGTGAAACAATCGAATACACTAAACAAACAATTTTTAAAGCAACCGTAAACGCTGAATTATTTATTTACGAAAGGACCAATAAAAAAACCGGTGAAATTCGTGAAGATTTAAAAAGCACAAAAAACATTTCCAAAGATGAAATGAATATTGCAATTGAACGCTTCAGAAATTTTGCTTCAGATAATGGAATTTATTTAATGGATGCGGATGAATTTAAACAGAATTATTTTTTAGTTCAGCAGATGGAAGAAGAAAACAAAATATATTTATGAAAGCAATAAACATTTCAGAAGAACAAATTGAACGCGCTAAAAAACTTTATTCATTTAAAGAATTAAAAGGTTCAATTACAAAAGGTGAAGGAAATCTACGCGGTGCGCTTGGTGAAATAATTGTTTTTGATGTTTACAATTTGAAAGGTGCTGCAATAAATAAAAAAAGTACTTTTGATTATGATTTAATCATTGATGGCCATAAAATTGATGTAAAAACAAAAGCAACAAATTATTCACCGAAAGATTATTTTAATTGTAGTATTCCAGCAGAACAAAAAAGGCAAAAATGTGATTATTATTTCTTCACTTACATAACATACGATTATAAAAAATGTTATTTAGCCGGGTATAAATCAAAAGAATCTTTTTTTCAACAATCTACTTTTGCAAAAGAAGGTGAAATTGATTTTGGAAATTGGAAATACAAATCAGATTGTTATAATTTAAGATTAAAAAATTTGAATAAATTTAATGATGCGGTGTAAAGTTTGCAACATAAAATTTGAAGTTGTTTATTTCAATCAAAAGTTTTGTTCAAACGAATGTAAACACAAGGAAGAAAAGCAGCCAAAGAAGAAACCTAAACGACTTTATAAATGTAAACAATGCAAAACACCGTTTGAAAGAATGAAGCCTTTACAAGCCGTATGTTCACCAATTTGTGCAATTGAATATTCAAAGGTGCTGGAAGCAAAAAAGCAAAGGAAAGAAACGCGCGAATTAAAGCAACAAATGAAAACGTGGATGGATTACTACCAAGAAGCGTTGAAAGTGTTTAATTCATACATAAGAGAGCGCGACAAAAACAAAAAATGTATTTCTTGTGATGCTGCTCCAGGAACTTACCGGTTAACTTCCGGACATTATTTTCCACAAGGCCAAAACAAAAGTGTTGCGCTTGATGTTGACAATGCACACGGTCAATGTTGGTTCAATTGCAACAAAAACAAATCCGGCAACCTTGCGGAATATTATCCGCGATTAATTAAAAAGATTGGCCAACAAAGATTTGACGAATTAGAGCAAAGAAAAAACACATTAAAAAAATATTCAATACCGGAACTTATTGAAATAAAGATTATATTTAAAGACAAATTAAAAACGTTAAAAGCGAAATGAAGCAAATTAATATATTCAACGAAATTGATTATATTGATGCCGAAGGAAAAATAAAAAGGTGTTTATCTTGCAACAAATCAATTGAACAATCAAAATTTTGTTGTTGTGTTTGCGTTAAACAATTTATAAAAAAGTATATTTGTAAAAGATTATGAAAGCTAAAACAGAATTTGTTGCTAATTTTAAAGACATTGAACAAGCGCATCAACTTGGTTACGATGTACCGGAACCGGAAACAACTATTATAGATTTTA